CCTTTGGCGAGTTCTATAAGGCTCTAATAGCGCTTATATTGATAATAACGCTAATCTTATTCTTTTGGAGACGTAAATAATATGGCAAAAGCAGCAAAAAGCGTAAACGTATCGGCTAACCCGTTACCTATTACATTCAAGGAATTTAGTAAAAACCCTGTTGTTGGTATGCTATTTTTATGTATCTGCGGCATCAGTTATTTGTATATAGACAACGCAAAGCGTAACGAAAAGCAAGACGAAAAGATAGGCAGCTTGTATGAAATGGTGCGTAAAAGTGATAGCAGCAACGCAGCAAGTACGGCTCGTTTGGAAATGGCAGTAGACTTAAAGGCTCTAAAAAAGTTTAAGTAAATGCGTTATTTGATATTGGTAGCATTGATAGGTTGCGGAGTTAAACAAGACACGCAATTAGAAACGCTTAAAAATAAAGTAGAACAAAGCCAGATGCAGAGTGTAGAGGTGCAAGGGGTGGCAGCTCAGGATAATAAAAAGGTAATTACTAAGACAGTAAAAACAATAGTTACCTTAAAGGAAACAGTAAAAGAATTAAAAACAGAACTAAATGAAGTTAAGGCTAAATTGGATTCTGCTAATTCTGTCGATACTAATAGCACCAAGTTTCAGCTTCGCCCAATACGTTAAGAAGATAGGCGGCGAGGACAAGATTGTTATTAGCCGGTCAGAAGGCGAGAAGATTAACAACTCTTTTGATAGCCTAACTAATTTAGTAAGCTACCAGAACACCCGTATAGATAGCTTATTAAGAGCTAACATTAAGACAAGGGATAGCTTACGCATTGACTTACTTACCTTAAAAGATACTTTAACACAACGCAATAAAATTGCGATTGATACGTTAAACGACTATCGAAACAGGTACTATAAAAATATAGCAATTTATGAGCAGTATGAAAAAGCGGTGCAGTTTGAAATAAAACTACACAGGCTTAACTCTGTTCTGTTTGCTATGCTAACTTTATTTTTATACTCACAAATAAATTAAAATGCAATTAAACGACAGAGGCAAAGACCTAATCAAATTATTCGAGGGCTGTAAATTAGTAGCTTACAAATGCAGCGCAGCAAAAGATACTATCGGCTATGGCAATACCTTTTATGAAGACGGAACACCTGTAAAACCAGGAGATAAGATTACGCAACAAAGAGCAAATGAGTTATTTGAAATCATAGCTAAGGACTTTGCTGATAGAGTAAAGCCATTAGTTAAGAGTTCAGTTACACCTAATCAGTTCGCTGCACTTACAAGCTTTGCCTATAACGCAGGTATCGGTAATCTTAGAAGCTCTACTTTATTAAGAAAAGTAAACGCTAACCCTAACGACCCTACAATAGCTCAGGAGTTTGCTAAATGGAACAAGGCTGGGGGCAAAGTATTAGCAGGACTTACCAGACGTAGAGATGCAGAATCTAAATTATACTTCACACCTTAAATTAATATTATGAAATGGTTAGCCAACTTATTAGCAGACGAGAGAGGTAGCGTATCTACAAAGCGTGTTATTGCTTTACTATCGGCTTTATTTATTTGTGTTACCTTATTAGCTAATAGCTTTACGCATCAAGAGATTGCCCCTTCGGATAAACTTGTAGATGCCGTTATGGTTATTTGCATAGCTGCGATGGGTACTACTACAATAGATAAATTCAGCCAAAAATAAACAATGCTAAAATCAAAACGCAAACGACTATTCTTTGACATCGAAACTTCGCCAAACGTTGGCTTTTTCTGGTCTGCCGGATATAAGCTAAATGTAACTGCTGACAGCATAATTAAAGAACGTGCTATCATTTGCATCTGCTATAAATGGGAAGACGAGAAAGAGGTTTACCACTTACAATGGGATAGCAAACAAAACGACAAACGAATGCTACAAAGTTTTATAGAAGTAGCAAACACGGCATCGGAGTTAGTAGGACACAACGGAGACAAGTTCGACTTAGCGTGGATAAGAACACGATGCTTATTTCACGGCATTGAGATGTTTCCTAAGTACGTTACAATAGACACGTTAAAGGTAGCTCGTCAGAAGTTTAGATTTAATAGCAACAAGCTTAACTATATTGCTGACTATTTAGGCATCGGCACTAAGATTAAAACAGAATATAGTTTATGGAAGGACATAGTTCTGCATAAGGATAAAGTGGCTATGGCTAAAATGATTAAGTACTGCCAGAAGGATGTGGTTTTATTGGAGCAGGTGTTTAACGCATTGAAGCTACACATAGAACCGAAAACACATTACGGAGTTATATTCGGTCAGGATAGAGGCACTTGCCCTGAGTGTGGCAGCGATGAGATAACAATACAAATGAGGCGCACAACAGCAACAGGAGTAAAGAAGATTTTATATAAGTGTAAGACTTGTTTTAAGATACATAGCAAAACAGACAAATAAATGGATAGCAAAATACTAGCAGCAGTTATAGAAGATATGCGTAGCCGGGAGCAAGTAGGCAAAGTTAAATACGGAACTACAATGGATAGGGAAGATTTAACAACAGGTCAATGGATAACGCATTTGAAACAAGAACTGCAAGATGCGATTCTCTACCTTACTAAACTTGAACAAATACACAATGCGCCTCAAAAAGATATTTAGCTTTGGTAATATCTTAGACCGAGAAACCTACGAGCAACTTAGGGAACTAGACTATAACAACCCAAACTTTAAGGGTTGCGGAGATGAGTTTCAGTTCAACCGGGAGTGGTGGGTTATGCTTGATGAAGGCGAGATAGTAGCTTATTGTGGCTCTATTTATTCCAAAGGCATCTGCATATTTAACAGAGCTTGGGTTAAAAAATCACATAGAGGGCAAGGCATACAAAGGCGAATGATTAAGACCCGGCTCAAAGCTGCATCTACTTTTTGCCACATAGCTATCACTTACACAACCTTAGACAACTTCCCTTCCGCTAATAACCTTATTAATTGCGGGTTTAGACTGTACCTGCCGGAGTATTCATACGGGGGTTCTGACAAACTTTACTTCCAGAAGCTACTATAAAAGGTAGTATTTTTACTACTTTTGGCTGCATTTTACTTCCGACTTTGTCAAGTTATACCTTTACTTTATTACATTTTTAGTCAAGTTTTAGCTTTACTTTGTACGTTCTAACGTACATAATGTGCTATAAACTGCACAATTTGATGTGCTTTTATCCTATATAAGACCCATTATCTGCAACGTTGTTGCAAAAATAATTGTAAAATATTTTAATACTTTTGCACTTTGTATTGTTAATTGTAGTAGATTTGTGCAAACAAAACACAAATGACACATTTAACCAACTACCAGAAGTTCCAATTCGAGAGATTTGGGAACATCTTACTGCAAGACGGGAGCAGTACACAAAACCCGTATGACCCGAAATTAATGCCCGAAAATTACGATTACGAAGATGACGATTACACCTTTGAACGTTGGCTAGACTATCAATCATTTTTAAAAATACAAGATTATGAAAATTGATTTTGTAAAAGAAACCAAGCCAGACGGAACAATATTTTACTACACCTTAGTAGATAACAAGTATGATAGTTCTAGTATGTACTTAGAATACTCACAGGCTTATGAATACTTTGTGAGCCTTAAAAAAAGACAAGAGCCTATCATCGAAATTTTAGAACATTATACAATCCAATAACAATGAAAAAGAAAATAGAAGATTTATTAAATTTAGATTTAGACCTAGAACAATTTTACTGTGTAACAATTTTTTACGGAATACAATTACAAGGATATGCCAGTAATTCTTTAATGAATGATTTAGGCAAATTAGGATATGAATTCGATTTTGACAAAGAGAATAAATGGTTTATATCTAAAAAAGAAAACGTAATAATTACCTTAACTTTAACCCAATAATATGAGCCTAATTAAAATACAACAGGAACTAAAAGCACCTAAAAATCAATTTAACGCTTTTGCTAAATACAAGTACAGAAGCGCAGAAGATATAATCGAAGCTGCAAAACCAATCTGCCATAAATACGGCTACGCTTTAATGTTAAGCGATGAGGTTGTAGAAGTAGGTGGCAGGGTATATGTAAAGGCTACGGCTTGTCTATCTAACGGAGATGATAATATTACATGCACAGGTCTTGCTCGTGAAGAGGAAAATAAAAAGGGAATGGACGCTTCGCAGATTACAGGTGCAGCTAGTAGCTATGCTAGAAAATATGCGCTTAACGGACTGTTTGCAATAGACGATACAAAAGACGCAGATGCTACTAATGAGCATAAAGACGAGGTCAGCGAAGGTCAAAAAGCGTTCTTGATTGAGCAGCTAGATAAGACAAAGTTTACCGAAGACCAGAAGATAAAGGCTGCCATTAAAATCAATAGCATCAAGACCTTAGAGGAATTTAACAAGATTAAAGAAACAATAAAGAAAAGCTAATGAGGGAACTATTACCATTTGAAAGGCAAATGCTCCTGGCAGAAGTATATCACTATGCTTGGTATAACGAAGAGGCATATAAAGACCTTTTATTATTCATAGAAAAGTATCAAACAATTTTAGAGAAACCTGTATTTTTTAACCCAATCAATAACAATGACACAGAAACAACAAATCTTGAACCACTTGCTTACGGGCAAGACCTTGACACCAATCCAGGCTCTAACGAAGTATAATAGCCTTCGACTTGCAGCCGTAGTATTTGAATTAAAACGCAAAGGCTACAAAGTACAAACGGAATTAATCAATGTAGGTACGAAAAAACAAAGTAAATTAGTAGCTCAATATTCAATTAAAATCAAATGAGTTATTTAAAAAAAGCTTTACAAATGGCTATTTTTTTTCATAATAAATACGAAGAATTAGCTTCTGAGTATGGTTATGAAACAAGATTAGATACACGAGTTTTTGATAAAAATAGTGTAAATGGTAAATTAATGATAGCAGTATGTATGGAGTGGCTTAATGAACAAGAAAAACAAAAACAATAAAAACAAATAAAAATGGAACAAAAAAAATGGAGTACAGGCGGTTGGAAAAACACTACCGCCAAAGGAGAAGTAATTAATTTTACAATCAATGATGTTAAATACTCAATGTGGAAAAACGCTTACAAGACAGAAGATAAGCAGCCGGACTACAAAATTTACATTAATGATTTTAACCCTGAAAACAAAACCTATTCAAAACCAAAAGATGATACGGAAGGACTGCCGTTTTAATTATGCTAACTAGAAAAAGAGATATATCAATAAGACAGTTAAAGGAGCTTTATT